AATTGCATCTCCTGGTGGTTTTCCATAATATGATGCTGGGTCTTTTAAGCATAGTAATAAATACACAATATAGGCTGTTGCAATTGTTGAGCAGTAGTCCTTTCCTGAACCCTTACCAAGTTGAGCAATCACTTCGTTAGCTGTTTGTTTAAATATCCTTGAGCCTTCTTCTTCACCAAATAATTTAATTAAAGTAGACTCTTTGTAAATCTGTGAAGACTTTTCAATTAATGTATATTGATATTTTGAAAGTGGCGGGAGTCCAAGATAGTCTGGGCTTGTAACAAAAGCTTGTAAATCTACTGGTCTTTCTTCAAACTCTTCTCCATCGAGTATGTCAATAAGGTCATTAAAATTAAGATCCACTTACTTCCTCAATAATCTCTATTGGCTCAACAATCCCAGTAATTTGAGATAGTCTACGGGCAACATCCATTTTACATTTAGGACATGAGGCTGTTACCTCTTTTAATATTTTAACCAAGATGTCTTGCTTATGCTCTGTTTCAGCAATCTGTGCTGCCATTTCGGCATTATCTAATAGTCCTACTTCTTTTAGCATTGTAATTCTTTTAGTTTCAATGTCTGAAATTAACTTTAGTGCGTTAGCCTTAACATTTAATTGTCCAGCCTGATCTGCATCTTCTACTGTTTTCCATGCCTCTTTAATAAGCATAGAGTAGTGTTGGTCTGCCCCAGAGATTGCTTCCTTGGCACGCTCTTTTGAACTTGTATCGTTATAGACAACTGTCTTCCACTCATCTATAAGCTCTACTACGTCAGACCTTTTAAGTCCAGTTATGGTAGATATTTGTGTAGGATTGTTACCTTTTAATAGTTCGGCAACAACTTTATTCATTCTATCAAAATGATCAGATAATTCAATTTCCATATGTAGTTATTATAATTCTAGTTGACTGAAAAGTCAATTAGATTTGGCTATTTTATATAATAACAGGTATCCAATTAGGTCATCTATGTCATTATCTCCTGCAAAACCCTGATTATTTTTTACCCTATTTAATTTATCGTCAATTCTTACCTTTAATTGCTCTGTGGAGTCTGCTGTAGAAAATATTCTTATAGGGTCTAGGGCTGAGTTACCGTATGATATATTCTTTTCAATTAGCATCTGTGCAATTTCTAAGCAAGAGTTTAATATCTTGTGTCCTGCTGGTGCACTAATTGCATGTAGATATAAATCTTGATATGAAAATTCCTTTACATCTGCAAATACTGGCTTTAATGTCATTCCATCTCCTTATATAATTGTTTAAGTCCTCGTAGAGTTCCAATATCCATATACTGTCCGCCTGGTCTTACCGCCTTAATATTAAATCCTTGAGATATCCATTCTTTTAATTGCTTTCCTGGGTGGTCTAGCTTAGGATCTATGAATCTTATCATATTATTCTGAAATAGCATAGTGCCCCACATGTCTAAATAATTACAATTATCTACTTTATCTTCTGAGTCGACGACTTTATTATTAGAAACCAGCACTTGCCCAACACGACCCTTTAGGGCATCTACACATTCCCAGATTCCCAAAACAAGATCTGCATTGTTTTCTTGAAATAATCCTTTGTATATATTACTTGAAGAATTTAAAATAAAAGTATCTGGCATTCCTACAAGAACTGTGTCGTTGTAATCTCCGACCATATATTTAACTGCGTCTGACATTGTTGAAGGCTCACGAACCATTATTTTAACATTCATTTCCATATTTTGAATAATAGGAACCCACTCTGATCGTGTAGAAATTCTAACCTCATCGCATAACTCTAGCATTTGTTCTACATGCCATTGAAGTAACGATCTTTCATCTGATATCGGCAAACAAAATTTAGGAATTCCTCCAATTCTAGATGCTTTACCTGAAGCTGGTAACACTCCTATCGTAGCCATTCCTGTTCCCTTCTTCTAGATAATGACCAGGGGTTTGGATTTTCAAAGTTACCATTTCTTTTACACTCATAATATTCTTGGTTCTTTAAAAATGTTTCGTGGTTTCTATTTTTAAGCTTGTCATCGCTATTAATTGTTTGACTTCCAGATTCTGGTGCGGCCTGTATTGATGTTGAAATTATTGTGTTTTCAGGACAAAATCTCGCAACTCTTTCATGAAAATCATTATCTTCAAAATAAATTGGGTAGTAGTATTCATCAAATAGGCCAACTTTTTCTATCACATTTTCTCCAACAGAAAAACATCCATAGGAATCATTTGTAAGAATTAATTTATCAGGCCCACTTAACTCATCTATCTCTTGTAATGCTGTCTCTCCCCAAGTAGTGTCGGCAGAAGCAAATAGCCAGTATTTAGAATGAGGGTAGCATTTTATTCCTAGATTCCAGGCAGCAGAAAGTCCTAGATTTGCTGGCATGTTTAGAACTTTAATATTATCTTTTTGTGTTTTAAATTCTCCGCCATTGTCTATAATTAATATATTGTCAATTGGATAATTAATTGATTCTAACATAGAGTCTAGTAAATCGTATCTATTTAATATTGGAACTATAAGTACTGGTATGCTCATCGCTTTTTAATTAGTCCAAACTGGTCTAGATATCTTTGTATTGTCATTGGCGAAACTGCACATTCAATTGCAATTTCTGTAACTGTCTTTTTTTGTATAACGTATCTTCGGTATAGCCAAGGATGGCTTTGATACAGTTTCATCTTTTAGTTAAAACTTGATTTGAGTAATGGGCAATTCCAAAACTATCTGCAACATCAAAATCAGTTAAAGATAAATTATATTTATTATTAAAATAATCTACTGTTCTTTGTTTACGCATATTTCTCAGTTGATTTTTGTACCAAGAGTCTGCGTACCCTGGATTTTTTAATCTTATTGCAGATTTTTCATCCTTTGTTGGATTTTTGTTACCAATGTACGCCTGCCACGAGGATGGGCCAATAGTAATAACCTTAGCGCCAGTAGACATAAGCTCAGCAATAACAACACCATAGACATAAGATAATTTTATCACAGCATCTGGGGATCTGACAAGTATTGCGCCTTCTACAACAATATAATCAGACTTTAATTCATTAAGCATTGCTTTCATCTTAACTTTTGCATCGTATATCTTTTCATATATGTCGGACCCAGATAACTCTATTTTGCCCCACTTTAATGGAACATCATTTTCCATTAAACAAAATGCTACTGAGTTGGTAGAGGCGTCTATTCCTAAAACTCTGCTTGCTTTAGTTTTAACTAAACTAGCTAAGTTCATTTAGAATGTTCCATATGGCTGCCTTGGCTTCTTGGTTAATATTTTTTTCACAAGAAGAGCATACAGGTTGTTGATTATATCTACTTAACTTAGTTTTACATGATTTACAAACTCTTAATGCTCCATTTTTAATTGCTTTTTTTTCATAATATTTTTCCATTATTTTTCTATTTGTAGAAATACGACAACATTGCTCATTACAATATTTTTGATTATGTGTTTTGGGTTTAAAGTCTTTACCACATTCTTTATTAAAACAAATCATATAGTTGGTACCTTATAAGATTCTATTTGAACTGTTCCAGTAAGTCCTGCGTAGCATTCTTTTTTAACTGGGCAATATGTGCAAGGCATTTTAGATTTTGTAGCCCCAGATGGCTTCATTGGAAGATCTCCATCTTTAAAATTATCCCAAACTTCACACATCCAAGTAAAAGTTTCTTCAATAATAGCGGTATTTTTTTCATTCATGGATACTGGGATAACAATGAGTTCCTGAGTATTTTTGTTTTCATACAGGAAAAATCCTTCTTTAGCTTTTTTTAATTTCATATAAGTAAGTAGCTGTAGTAGGTGGTTTGCTGTAGGTTTCATTTCTGACTGCCTTATGTCCCAGACCTCTTGCTTTGCTGTTTTTATTTCACCAACTACTGTTTCGCCATCATACTCCATAATAATATCTATGAATCCTCTAATTGGAGGATATTCATTAACAATTTCTTCTTCTTCTGCCTTCCATTCTGGCATAGTTGCAATAAGTTTTTGAAGTCTTTCGTGAGCCTGTGTTCCTTGTGCCATATTAGCAACAGCAACAGCATCGTTATCGTCTATAAACATTGCACCAGAAAATGCCATATACCAATATCTTGGGCAAGTCCCGTGACCATATCCAAGTGAGCTTGGGCTAAATGATTTTTTTGTCATTTCTCCGCTTGGCCGTTTTGTATTTCTGTAAGACTCATCAAGAAGCTGGGCAAACAATTCTGGATCAAAAAACTTTCCAGTATGTTTCTTAAACTTAAGATTCTTTACTATATCTCTACTCATTATGAATTGTACCTAACGACATATTTAAGTGCATCTACAAGTTTGTCTAAAGACTCTTTAACTGAATAGTAAACATTTTTCTTGTTATTGTTTTCAGTGCCAGCTTTATCTTTCATAATTGTAGAATATACTGACGCAAGTATTGAAAATTTTGTTGACATTGCTTGTAGCTCCATAATTAAATGTGGTGCCTTAGCAGAAGGCACATCTGGGTTCATTAACAATTTTACCACAATTGCAAGAGCTTTATCTAAATGTTCATCCTTCATAAACTCATGTAAATCATTGAATTCAGTAATATCACTAATTAATTCTAATGTGTTTTTTGAATCAGATTTATTTTCCATCTTTATTTACCCAATCAGTATAATATCCAGCCCATAACCCTATTGGATATGCAATTAAAAATCCAATTAAAACTCCTATAAAAAATTTAATCAAAAGTGTAGTCTCCATATTCCATCACACTTTAAAGCATGTGCCTGTAAAGTAATCCTGCGTTCATTTGTTGTTGCATTAATTGGCGGTGTTACTTGATGCCAAGGGTCTCCAATTACATAAAACATACTGCCTTTAAAATACTCTACAATTTTAGGATATTCCATATCAAATTCTGCAATTTTATCCGAGTTAAACGGGTATCCTGAAACTTCTTTAATTTTATTTAATGCTTCCATTCCTTGCCTTTTAACAGTATTTGCGTATTCGCTGTTTGAGTCTATATTCATTTCTTTATCCCAGACAGCTAAACCAGAACCATTGTTGTGTACATCAAGTGCAACTGTTATTGTTAATAAATCTTCTTCCACATTTTTATACTTTGACCAAAATTCTTTGTGGTCGTATGAGACTTTATCTGAATGAAGTTCTGTTGAGTAACCTAAATTAGGTATGGAAACAGGTGATGTCATATTCTCTTTTTTTAATCCAAATATTTGAAACCCAGGTATTGCTAAGTCATCTGCTAGCGCACACGGTCCAACTATTGAGTTTAAATTTTTTAATAATATATCATATAATTCAGAAAAATTTTCCTTGAGTATTGGATTCATTTTTGTATATGACTTTACATATTGATCTGGTCTGGAACCGTTATAAGTATCTAAATAAGATGCTCCACCCATGGTATAAAACATATTTAAACCATTTCTTGGTCTAGCAGTCCAATATTTATTTAATGAATCAATTTTAGACACAATATCTTCGCACTGTTCTTCAGTTAGCAACCTAACTAATCCAGATTGTTTTATCATTTTTTTACTTTCTTTTTTGATTTATATGGACCTAAATCAGCCTTTATGCTTCCATCTTTTCTAATTCTTACTATTCTACCATTTTTAATAACAGTAGGATTAAAAGGTATTTTATTATTTGATCCCATTTTTCTCCTCCCAACATTCTAATATTTGTTCTAAAAGTGCCCATTCAATAACAGCAAGCCTTGTTTTATTGCTAGTGGAGCCAAGTATTAGTTTAAGTACTGGATACTTATCCCTGCTGACCTTAAAAGTATCTGTACAAATTTTAGCCCACATACTTTGCGAAATAGAGATTGACTTTTCGTACTCTTTATAATCCACCACAAAGTCTCTCCATTGAGCGTCACCTTTTTGATAATTACCACGTCCGCTATTTTTTTGTTGTTTTGCTCCGTCACGCTTAGCCTCCGATCTTTCAGACATTAATTAACCTTATGTTGGTTGCTATGCCCATCTGGGCATTGCCAAGACATAATTAAATTTGCTGGGTCCCAGAAAGATTCCTGTGCGTCTTTATTGCATTTGCCGCAAGGCTTTGTTCCAGGTATTACTTCTAAATCTTTTTTATGCAATATTTCTGGTTTTTGAAAAAACTCATTAATTTTTGGCATTTATATCCTTTTGCAGCTTAGCAATTACTTTTGGGTTTTCTTTGAGATATGAAACTGCTTTTGCACGTCCTTGAAATCTTTCTTCATTAACTGTATACCAGGCTCCACCCTTTTCAATAATTCCGCACATCTCTGCAACATCTAGTGTCTCACCAACACTATCTACGCCAAGAATTTCTCCTTGATAGTAAAAGTCATATTGTCCTGAAAGATTGGGTGGGCCAAGCTTATTGTAATCAATAATCCAGTTAACTGG